ACCAATATTAATTTTTATCTTTTGCCATTTAGTAAGCCGAGCTTCTACAGGGTATGCAACTTGAATTGTATCAACTTTTTCTCGCCAGAGAGTATCATGCTTTTCTATGTATTTATACAAGTATTTATATTTACTGAGATACACGGTATCGCCTTTGTGCTCTACATAGATTGAATCTCTATGATATATGCTATCAATTTTGGTCTGAGATAAGTAAGTAGTATCTCTTTTCGTTGTTTCCACGGGCACATATTGAATTGACTTACAGCTGTATAATATAGTGGCTAAAAATATAAGTGTAATTATTCTCGCTAATTCTCGCATAATCTTTGAGTTTTATTTGTTATTATTCATATTTAATATAAAAACCATTCTCGTAATAATTTCTTATATGCGAGAATGGTTTTTATGCGCTTCAGAGGTCTTTATACTCGTATTTAGCATCAAAGCTGGGGCATGCCTTAGCTGCAAATTCTCTATGCCCATGAATAGTAGCATTTGGGTATTTTACCTTTAAGATTTTCAATGTTTCGAGTAAAGATCGCTTTTGAGCCTCAGTACGCGTATCTTTAGGAGTTTTACCGTCTTTAGCAACACCTCCTACATAGCATACTCCTATAGAGTTCGCATTTTGGCCTGAACAGTGTGCTCCAGCTACACTTTCATCTCTGCCTCTGTGAACAGAGCCATCGAGCTCAATCACATAGTGGTAACCAATATCTTTCCAGTGATTACCGCCCACATGCCAATCTCGTATGGTCTCTGTTTTGACATCCTGCCCTTCAGGAGTAGCAGAGCAATGGACTATGATTTTATTTATCTTTCTCATACTTTACCTTGTGCGATAAGTTCATAAAATAATTCAGCTAAATAGCCACTTCCTTGTTGCAAGCATTGCTCATCGATGCTTTTCAAAATTTTAGCTGTGTCAGACAAATCAATTGAGGCGTGCTCATCTGTAAAAATATCACCTTGCTTATCTTTTACAGTAACTGAGAAGTTAGCAGGTAAAGAAGCATAGCCTACGTCCTTTTTGGCTTCAAGCATTAAGCGATTCATCTTTTGTAGATTAACCGCCAATTTTGTTTTGTCTGAACCTACAGACCATTCTCCGTTTCCTGCTTGGCTTATTTCTGTAAAATCAGCAGCTGGAGAAAAGGTAAGCTCTGAATTGCTTACAAAATCTTCAAGAGCATTATATTTTGCAAAATCTATGATAATCCAAGGCAGACTAGATTTACTTGCTTCATAATCATATTGCTTACGATACTCTTCGCTTACATACTTATTGTATTCGTATTCATTGCGAACTACGTTAATACTAATTCCTTGCAGTTTCATTTATCTTTCTCGTTTAGTGCTAATAATTGGTTTATTCTATTTAATATCTCATGACCCTGCTCTGTAGTTGTAGCTTGTACAATCTGTTTAACTATATCAGGTACTTCTGCGGCATGAGCCTTTTTACGTTTACTATTTTCAACTACAGATTTACCTTCAATGTATATAATAGCGACAGTGCATAGAATTGTGGCGAATGGAACTATATAGAATGATAACAAGCTCCCAAGTATATCAAACATAAGAGCAAAAAGCATTAGTCTTACATAATCACCGATTTTTGTGATTGTTCTACGAAACCCATGTGACATTAATTTTTGGCCAAGTGCTTTTGCTGTCGTTGTTCCACTCCAGAAATCTACCATGCTGCTTAATACCATGAAAATCCAGCAGGCTAAAATAATACAAACTCTAACGGCTATGAAAAATATAAGCCCATCAAAGTTTTTGGCTTCAATTAGTTCTAACATTATTATATGAATTTTTCCCAGTCCAATTTGATTGCTTTCCCTATTGCGTCAGCAGTCCATCTACAAAAAATCATGCCATCATACCCATCAGGATCATTCGCTATTTTATAAGCAGCTCTAAGGCACGATGCTTCATCTTTTAAAGGATCCGGGTAAAGATCTGCATAATACATGTTAGCAAGATATGCAGCATCTCCATATGTTACATGTTTAGGCATTGTTAGGCCTAAGCTTTCCATGGACTTTTTAACCTGATTTGTAGTCCAAGAATGTTGTTGGCCACTAGCATTTATCATCATTTTACTTACATGCTCTGCGAGAGCATCTGTAAAGTGATAGCCATGCTTTTTCACATACTCAGAATATCCTTTAGCGGACATAAGAGCGTTCGCTGCTTGCTCATAAGGCAAATCGAATTTAACCTCATGCTCACCGTACTCACCATGATGAGTAGATATTTTGCTTTCTACTACTACATCTTTGTGTTCCTTATCACGGCCACATTCACGGTATTTTACTATAATACATTTTAGTTTACGTCCCATAGCTTTTAATTTTCAAATTTTTTGATGAAATTTTCCATCATTTCCTGTTGTTTTTTCATAAGTTCCTCCATATTGTTGATTGATGTCTCAATCTTACCGAAACGTTGTTCTGTTTCTTGCTTTTCCTTATACATAGGATTAAGCTCTGCGAGCAATGAAGGAGCTTTTTCAATAATGTTTTGTGCTTTAGAAGCAGAAGCTAAAACTTGTTCTGCACTTGCCTTCTGAGCTTCAACCTCACTTGCCAACCCAGGTTTTTCTGTTGCTAAAACGAGATGCCCAGCATAAGTAACTGAATGGTTTTCAGGAATAGTATATGTTGCTATTTTCCCATTAGCCTCTATAGTGACATCAACTACCATCTCAGTTTTACCGGTTTTCTGGTTCATTTCCAATCTAGGAAATGATACCTGAGTAGCTTTGCCTTGAATAATATCAAACTCCTGTGTATCTAGAATATATACAGGATAATTCTGTTTTATGTCTTTAAACAATATCATATAGCTTATCTTCTTAAGTTGTTAATAAAATAGGGTACTCAGAAAAGTATAAAACTTTCCTAAGTACCCTTGATTTCAATTAGGCTGCAGGCGCAGCAATAGAAACAGTCAAAGAACTATTAATAGCATAGCAATTGGATTTTCCGCATACTATTTTAATAAGTCCTTGAGTCATACCGACTTGAGTAATAACAACAGATGCAGGAAGTGTCGTTACACCTTGGAATGCAACCACAAATCGCTCATTGATTACTTGTGTTTCTGCCTGACATTTGCAAGCATTAGGAGTAACAATAGTGATTGTTGCTACAATAGGTACAAAAACCGTAGTTCCATTGAGAACTGGCGTTTCGTTCCTGTAAGTAACAGTTGCGAATGGCTGATTAGTAGAAGTTGCGCAAACGCAACGACACAATTTCTCCTTAAATGTGGCCAAGAACGAAACTTGGTTTGCCACAGGAGCAGCGGCTAAGCCTACTGGTGATAATGTAACCATAATCTTTATAGTTTAATGGTTAAACATTGTTGGCCACAGCCACATCCACAGCTATTATTACAGCCACAACCGTTACCACCAAGGCGAGATAACAACAGATTATTCTGGCGCTCTTGAGACAATTCAAACTTAAGATCTTGAATCTTCAGAGCTTGTTCATCCTTCCAGTGGTTATTCAGAGTATCAATGATGCGCTGAGTGTTGTCTTGACCGGCGCGAAGAATATCGCACTTATCTTGCTGAGCCTGGAAAGCAGTAGCTGAGAAACCTTGTGTAATTGCAAAACCAAGATCGCGTTGGCCATTGCGAATCTCAGATGTGTCTTTACAGTTCTGAAGTAACAGATCAGCACGGAAATCTGCAATCTGGCGTTGAGTCTGGCAGCAGCAATTCTGTAGAGCCTGGATAACATTGCAGTCACCGAGGTTAACAGCATTGATAACGCGCTCAGCAGAGAAGCCAACCTGGCCAGCGACTTGCTGAATAGCAGCCTGAACATCGCAGCAGCACTTCTGAAGAGTGTTGAAGTCAATGTTAAGAGTCTGTGCCAACTGGCTAAGAGCAAAGCCATTGCCCTGAATAGCAGACTTAATACAATCAGCATTCTGATTGTCCTGCAACTGAGTGCGGATAGCATTAAGCTGAGCCTGAGTTTCGATACCCTGGGTAGCAGTACCTGCGCCATCCCCACCAAAGCCAAAGCCTCCATTGCGGAGCAGAGCCATGAACATGAGATAAGCAAACGGATTGTTCATCCAGTTGTTCATACCTCCACCATCATGGCGGCCATAGGGCCCCAATCGTCTCTGCGGTTATTACCTGCCAGAATGG